CGTGTGAGACATACTTTTCAGAACTCCCCAATCATCGTTCTTAATAACCCATTGTGGAACATCACGAGAAAAATGTTTGCAGACAAACTCTTCGTTTGAAAAACGAAGCACATTTTTAATCTCTTTCTCGAAAGAGGCGATGTCTTGGCTTTTGACCGCAACGCAAACTTCAAGACCGCTTGGCTCGGAAGCCGCAGTTTCGGATAGTTTGGTGAAACGAGTATCGCCGCCCTCATCAACGTAAACCGAGATAACGATTTCAGTCCCATCGTGACGGGACGTGACCGTAAACGAATCAGTGTACGATAGCGGAGCAAAGCGACCAATACCGAAACCGCCGATTGAAGCGTTGTCGCCGCGTTTGGTAGAGCGACCATACTTGGTATAAAGACCAAAGAGGTCAATCTCTGAAAGACCCGCGCCAAAGTCGCGCACAACGAAAGTGGGACTCAAGCGAGTCGGTGCGGTGATTTGAACGTGACTGGAAGAACCCTTGTTCGCGTCAACCGCATTGGCGATAGTTTCGCGTGCGGTTGCCAAGATAACATTAGAGTAGTTATTCCTCAGAAGCGAAGAGATGTAGCGCATCTCATTCGCATCAATGGTCGCGATTTCAGATTTGAAATCGTGGGATTCAACAACGTTTCGCTGGATGGATTTGATAATCATGTGGGCAATTTGGTTTACAGGCAAAGAAGATCACGAAGGCTAAGGCTTGTCAACTATTTTTCCAAAGTTTTTTTCAACAATTTCTAAAGTAGCGTCCTGCAACCACTTAAACTGCTGCGGCGAAATGTCCTTTGCCGAGAGAGAAAACTCTCGGGAGGAAGAGAAAGTGGTGATGTTGAACTCTGCCGAGCATTTGAACTCTTTCAAAAAATTAGCGTTCAAAATCTCGTAGAGCTTGTAAATTTCTTTTACGTTAGTTGAGGAAAACAAAAGGGTGCTTTTCATTTTTTAATTAATTTAAATTGAATGGGACTGTTTGAACAACTCCACGAAACGAAACCTCTTAAACAAGTGAATCCAAATCTTTCCGTGTTCTTGAATATACGCATCATCGTAGCCCTCGGACGCAAGGTGAGAAGCGAGATTTTCGTTAAAGATTAAATATTCTGGGCGGTTTTTCGCGAAATTAGGAACAATGCATCCCATCAGATTATCTGAAAGAATTTTATATCCAGTTAGCTTCGTGGAAAGATTATCCTTTGTTATTTCCATGTCTTCCACGGAAAACTTGATGCCGACTTTATTAAGGTCAGTGATAATTTGATCTCTAACTTTATTGATTTTTGTTTGCATTATTGAGAATGTGGTAAACTGCATGGTCTTTACCCTTGAGTTCTACGTCGAAGAACACAGGCTTACCGTAACTGTTTGGCGAATTAAGAGGCATCATAGCGTGTTTGCGCGTGTTGTCAATGCCTTCTGAGTAATGAAACAAAGGAATTGTGGGCCAAGTAGAGTAAGCTAGGTGAAAATCTGCTGAGTCGCTGTTGCCGTGATTGCAGAATTTGCAGTGAAGAGAATCGTAGGTAACGGGAATGCCTGCGGGAACAAAGAAATATTTGTGCAAATTAGATACGGACCAAGTGCCGTTAACGTTGTCGTTAACCTCTAGCACAAGACGAGACTGGACATTCTTTGGCAAACGATTAAAGTTAGAAAGGAAACGAGCAGAGATTTCGGCAGGATCACCGTCTTGGCGGCAGTGAATGTTGAGCGGAGAGCGGTAATCGAGCGGCAAGCCAAGCAAGTCGAAAAGCTCGGCATGAGAGGTAAGGTCACGAATGCTGTTGGCAACTGCGGTTTCGTTAGTGCTGGTGAGAGTAATGAACTCTGAAGGGTGCGCGGAAACACGCACGCCAGTGCGCTTAATAGTAGCGGCCACAGTGTCGAGAGCAGCGCGAATGTCGGTCCAGTTGGGCAACTGGTCAAGGCGAAGATTAACGTCGGGGTGGTCAATTACGGGAGTGAGGCTTGACGATAAACGGTAGCCAGCAATGCCAGTGTCAGCGCAATGCTGAATGATACGGTTAGTAACAACAAAGTTGTTAAGAATGCGCTCGCTAAGAATGCGAACAGCGTCGATTCGCGGCAGAGCAGCGAAACGAGTGTAAGTCATAGTTTGGAACTTTAGGCCGCGTTCCGCAAGGACGTTAGAGATGCAACAGAGAGCAAGGTTCATAGATTTTATTTTCCCTTTTTCTTTTGTCGCGTCAAGCGTTTTGTAGCGGTTTTTTTGATTTTTTCTGGGTACGTTAACCTAATCAACTCGCAAATTTGAATCAGCTCGCCATTATGAGTGGTGTACTGCTCTTGAGGTAAGCTATTTAAGAATTCAAAGGAATCGACGTTCATTTAAAATGAATTTTATTCTTTATGAACGAGATCAAGAAGACCAATCTCAATCAAACGTTTATTTTTAGCTTCGACGTATGCTTTGCGAGCTTCTTCTGGAGAATTAAAACTACCGAGGTGAATACGTTTCCCGTTTATGCGAATCTGGGATCGGTATTGTTTGCACTGCGAGTCCCAATAATACCCTTTTGAATTTATTACTTTTTCAGAATTATTAGCGTTCGACGAATAGGATACTAATCTCAAATTTTCTCTACGATTGTCTAGTTTATTCCTATTGATATGATCTATTTGGAATCCACTGCCCTGTTTTGAAGCCAAACCGATTCTTTCTCCAATTATTCTATGCATATGTTTTTTAATGTGTTGGCTGAAAGAAATTATAGCATAACCTTGAAGAACATAAAATCCACGTTGACGCAAATCTTCATCTTCTGGCGACAATAATACTTGTGATTTATCCGGTTTCATTTTTAAATATTAATTATTGTTACGCTCACTGAGTCGCCGCACGTTCCGCACTTTGGGCCAACGTCATAAGAATCGTATTGAAAATGCTCAATGATTCCTTCAAAGCCGAGATGATTATCAAGAATTTGTTTTTTAGCTGCGGCCAAAACATGATCAATAACTTTTTCTTTTTCTTCTGTGGTCATTTCCGCGTATTGCTTACCATCTACGGTAAAGTTATAAGCTGTGCAGCCTTGAGTGATTTCAAATTTCATATTTATTTGCAGTTAAGTTGTTCGATTTTGATGTTGTAACAATTAGATGGGAATTTGTATTTGTCTCCTCTGGGGTCAGGGTCAACTTCATCTTTCTTGAAAAATGTAGCTTTATTAAAGAAATTTTGTTTACTGATGTAGCCTAGAATCCAGCCACGGCTATAGTCGCCAAAAACACTGGTAAACAAATAGTAATCGCATTTCTGATTTACGTTGTACTCTTTAACTGTGCAGTTGTACCAAGGTTGAGGCTCAACATTGCGCTCTTTAGATTTAATTTCAAATAAATATAACTTCGGCGAAATCCAATCGAAATCGTAACTAATATCAGATGCGATGCGCCCGCCCCAAGTCTTTTGAACCATAAGATCGCTAAGTGCAGCTATTTTACTGCCATGCCCTTGCGTATCAGAATTTTTAAGAAGCGGAACCTCAGAAGCTCGGTGAATAGCTTCTTCGATCATTTCTTTATTTATTTCGACTTCAATCATTCTTTTTTGAATTGGTAAAAGTAATCCCAGTTATCATTTGCTATCCACTTGCCCTGCCCTTCGCAAGTGAATTCCTGAGTGAATACTTGCCAGTCCGGTTTGTCAAGCTTCTTTGAAATAAAAGCTCCACCATCTTTCCATAAAACTCTATTATTCGGCTGTAAAAATAATTGATTTACAGGTTTGCCATCTTTGTCTTTTACGCCCCAAATTACATGACCGCACTTATGGCCCCCAGCCATTTCGGAATAACCGTAAGAAGCGTCTGGGTTATCGCGCCAATCAATGGTGAAAAGATATTTGCCTTCAACCCATTCATGATTCTTTAATTGTATGTCAACTCTAGCATTCTTATGATACTCCCATCGGGTAACTGAAATATCGTAAGAGAAGCAGTCCCATAATTGCAGCCAATCTAGGGGCAAATCAGAATGCTCCGGTTCGTTTACTAAATAATGGATCGGTACGCGATCATGTCGCGAGCCAAACTCAGTCATCACTTGAAAGGTCAAACACCTTCTCGTTAAACTAGTAACCCCAAACACTTCGCATAAAACATATTCGGTTTTGTCGTTTTTGTTATTGTAAAGAAAATCACTTTTCAAGTAAGCTGCGAAAACTGGGATATTCGCGTTAAGATGAGGCATTGGATTTTGTAAAAACTATTCTATTAAATAGTCTTGTTCGTCGTTAGTCTCGTAGAAAAATTCATCGAACTGCTCGTCAATTGAGCGAGCGTTTTTGATATCAGAGTGCCGTCTATTATTTTCGCAATAACTACAGGAACCATGATTCCTGCAAGTGCGATCAAACCTTTTTGACCCTTGATACTCTTTTCTTTTTTCCTTGCCGTGTTTGATTGCTTTGTCTAGTGACATTTTTATTATTAATAAATTCTTGCATACTCTCAACAGTCATCATGTCGAGCTTTGTGGTGATGTACGTGTAAAATTCAGGAAAATTTTCCTTCAACATTGATAGATTATTTAAAGCTGAAAACATTGATGGCCGATTAAATGATTGGTAAAGCATTTTTATAGAAGCTTCGTCCCCTTCCATCACCGATTCTCTTAAAGCTGGAGAGATGAAATAGCCCGCCAAACATTCTGTCAAGCTTTTAGCGATCATCATTGATGAGAGTTGATAAGATTCCTCCTTGGAGCAGAGGATTTCTATGGGAACGTTCCAACAAGTCAAAAGCTCATCTTTGTAAGAAATTTGTATTTTAATATTTTTATCAACAAAGTTTTGCCAAACCACTTCGCCAAGTAGCGGCCCACAAACAGAAAAAAAGTTTTCTATTTTTTCCCGAGAGTCGGGGGGTACTTGCGAAAACACATCTCCTTTATTTGCCGCTCTCCTGGTTATGTCTACGATAGCTTTTTTGTAATTAGTTTTCGTCAACTTGAATCCAACAATAGCTTCCATTTCGCATTTAACTTTAGTAATTTCTTCAAAAACTTTATCTTCCTGTTCTTTTGTTGTCATCATAATGTGTTTGCCCCCACAAGATTCGCCAAGTCTTTTTTTTCTATTTTTAATAGCCAACCGTTATCTGTTCCCCAATACTCGCAATCTGGGTCGATCAAGTCTTTTTGTTTGCTCCAGACGTTAAACGCTTGATCTTTATAAAGAAAGAAGGATTGAGATGTTACTCCGTAACGCGAATTATCCCCGATAACTTCAAACGTGCAAAGGGGTAGGTATTGATGTGGTTGCATTTGTATTTTTAATTTTTAAGAAATTGGTTTTAACTCAATTGATCCTCTGAACAAATAAGGGTCGCCACTGTAATTGTAATTCAACCATCCACGAAATACAATCTTATCTTCGAGGAAATCGAATTCCGAAACCTCCATAAGAATCGGCTTCCCTAAATCGGCGCAATCAATAACCACAAAATTATAAGGAGGCTTTTGGCTAACGACATTAGATATGTAAGTTTTTGTGAGGTTAACGCCAATTTTTTCGGCAGAAACGTTGGGAACAACGAAGCGAGTTGAAAATTTCATTTGATAAATTCTTTTATTTGGTTGATGGCGTTTGCTTTTTCAGCAACAGCTCTCGCAAAGAAAGTTTGTTGATACGCGAGATTAGTTTGGAAGTCAAGAGAGTTTGCGTAATTAGCTACCCCATTTTTTATCGTTTCGTTGCTCATAACAAGACGATCTGGAATAACGTAGCCGCATTGCTTGATTGTATTAGAGCAGTCAGCGTCAAAAAGCATTACAACGTCAGACATTAGAGATTCGTAGAAACGATTAGCAAGAAAAGCGTAATGGTCGTGAGTATGCTGGTCTTCCATGTAAATGGAATATTTGAATTTGCGCAAATCCTCATTGTTCTTTTGCCATTCAAGTTTAGGGATAAAATCGCATTTGCAGCCAAGAGCTTCGAATTTTTTCCAATTTTTATTGGAGGCGGAAAGATGCACGCCTTCGGTCAAAAACTTCTTGAACGACTCGGCGCGCCACTTGCGATAAGTGCCATAATAAATTACGTTATTCTTTTGAGAGTGGTCAACTGGAGTTCTGTTCTCGTCCATAATTAACGAGTTGAGGTTAACAGTTAACCATTTATTGATAAAATCATTAAGTTTCTTATTTGCAATGTTCTTGTTCAAAATCCAATGGCGGTAGCCTTCTCTGGGGTTATTGCAAATCATGTCGTAGCTCAAGCCCATGTTCTGAATACCCCAACGCAAAAGCTGATTGTCCTCAACGTCGTGATCGTTTACCAACCAAATGTAGCGAGCCTTCGGGTTCTTTTCTAGAACTTGGCGATAAGGAACATGAGGCATGTAAGGCGAAGCGTAGCAGCAGATGATAACATCATACTGTTTCTTCAGCACTTCTGGCAAAAAGTATTCGCCGTCAAGAAGGTCTGCGCCCAAAGCTTTCTTTAAGATAAGGCTGTTGCGACAGTGAACGATTGACGTATCGCTGTAGTCTTCCGCTAGAGGCTTTCGTTTGCTGGTCGCTTCAATTATTAGGATGTTCATTGTCTAGAGTTTTTAAATATTTAAGAAATTCGCGTTTAGCATGAGCCTCATCTGAGTGTGGGCCGTAGCAAGCATTCCTGTCTATGTTCCAGAAATACCAACCTTCGCCAGCCCAACCAGAGCGCTCAACATCGTTGTGGTCAAAGCGGTCGCATAGTATTTCAATAGAGTCGCACCAGCATTGGGTTTTGCCGGGCCGTACAATTTCTAAGCCACAATCCGCCCCAAGCTCGCACTTCAACCAAACATTGCCGAAACTATCGTCTAATTTATTTGGATCGTTCGAATTCACCTTTTTCATTTGAATAGAATATTTGTTTGAAAGCCACGTCTTTTAATAGTTTTTGACAATACTTGCAAGGCTTACCCATAGCTACTTTCTCGTTTCTGTCAATACGAAACGTAACTAAAGTGTGTTTGGTGTGGTCAATTTTGCCAGATTTAATTACCGCACAAGCTTCTGCGTGAAGCCCGCTCCCATCGAAGTATCCGTACTTTTGATTAATCGGGTGAGATTTCTTGGAGTTTTTGCCAATTGACACGATCTTATTTTTATTTAAAATGAAAGCGAAATGCCTGCACCGCAATTCTATGTTGTTGTAAATGATAAGGTTTCTGGCAAATTGGACGAGCCTTTCGAACTTCATCCCTAATGATTGTAGGTTTTTAACATTCGTGTCAATACTTTTTAAAGCCCAAAGTGACAAAAAGCTCATTTTCGTTCAATATTTCGCTAAAACCGTAGAATTTTGAGAAATTTAAATACTTTTCAAAGTTTTTTCTTCGTTTGAGAGCTTTAATAAAAATACATTTAAATTTCAAGGACAAAATAAGTTTTTTAAATTCATTGTGCATTTCGTGCCCCGCGATAACGTTAGGGTCCATAAGAACTAAAATTTCTGCGGAAATATTGGTTTCAGGGCGTATTATAATGGCACCAAAAACTTTATCTTGGCTGTCCACGTAAACAAAAGAATATTTAATGTTTTCTAAAATCAGAGTTCGGTTCTCCTGCAAAAACAAAGAAAGTGATTCGGTTTCGCTGATCCGAAAAGAAGATTGCGTTTTAACCGCGATCTTTAATGTTTCAATAACATGACTTTGCCGCATTTCAACAATAGAAAAGCTGTTAATTTTTATTTTATTTTTGCCTACCATATGTGTGTAATATAATTAAGGGGTAAAAGGAAATGTCAAGGACTTCTAATCAAAAAATTAATGCGGAGCTTTTCTCGCTGGAACCAACAGCTTTGTTGGAGTTCTTCGTTATTTGCTATGACTATGTTAATACTCCTGACGACAAATTATACATTCATGGTGGCACAAAGGGCATAAATGGTCCCGTTTATTGGCAAGGAATAGAGTATTTGCCTTTCCCTATTCAAAGCTCTGGGTTTGAAAGCAAAGGTGACGGTTCCCTGCCTAGACCTAAGTTAATGGTTTCTAACCAAGACTTTTTCGTTTCTAATTTGATTAGGCGTTACAATAATTTAGTTGGAGCGAAAGTTATAAGAAAAAGAACGTTCGTTAAGTTCTTAGACAATCAAAATTTTTCTGACAATAAAAACCCTTACGGATCTGCTGACGCTACCGCTGGATTAGAAGATCAAGTATTTTATATTCTTAGAAGGTCCGCTGAAAATCGCGCAGTTGTTGAATTTGAATTGTCTTCTCCATTAGAAATTGAAGACGTAACGTTTCCCAAAAGGTCTGTTATTGCAAGATATTGCGGCTTTCATTACCGTGGCAATGGTTGCAAATACGCGGGCAATCCAGTTGCCGACGAAAACGATACGCAGTTAGGGAAAGCTGTCGATTTCAAAGCTGGTCTTATTAGAAGATATTATACTGGTGCTGGAGGAGCTACTCCTAGCGTATCTACATTCACAAGTATTGTCGCGGCTGCAGCTTTTAATAGCGAATCAGTACAAACAACAACAGCAATCGAAAGCGGCGCAAACAGTACCGCAACAGAGTTCATTGGATATTTCAAAGTCAATAACGACGAAGCTGGAACTTATCAATTTGGAGTTGATCCAGACGACTCTGCTGAATTATGGATAAATGGGACATTGATTGCATTTGATTATGGACCAGGAGCGCAGAACGGTTCCGCTCCCAAAGGAACACCTGGTACAATAAATTTATCTGCTGGTTATCATAGAATTTTCGTAAGACATTACGATCAGACGGGTGCTGAAGGCTTAACCCTTTATTACAAAGTTCCATCTACTTCAACTCCAACTTGGGCGAGCATTCCAACATCAAGATACTATTACGACGCTTCGGAACTGAACGCTTTAACGTCTGCTCAAAAATTTTTCACCACCTCTCCGTTAAATATCACTATTGCTTTAGAGAATAGCTCTTTTGTAAACGTTTTAAAGAGGGGTCTCTGGAAAGCTAATGCTGGAGTTTATAAGGTTGGAGAGTTCGTTTATATCGAGAACAGCAACGTTAAAGTTGCTAAAAGAGATATCAATGCTATTCCTAATTGGACTCCTCTTCAAAGATTTTACCTTTGCGTTAAAATGCACACAGCGAGCGGTTCAAAAAACCCTTCTTTTAATAAAGAATATTGGGTTTCCGATCAATGTTCAAAAACTCTTAACGGGTGCAAGTTAAGATTTGGAGCTGGTGATTATTTGCCTTTTGGCGGATTCCCTGGTGTAGAGGAGTACTCAGTTTCTTCACAATAATGCAATCAATAATTGAACACGCTAACGGTTCCGAATTAGAAGTTTGTGGGTTTGTTTTCGTAGAAAACGGAGATTTGAAAACAGAAGCTGCGAAAAACATAGCAGTTTACGCGAATGATATATTCGAAATTCATCCCTTAGAAATTTTACGTCAGATTAGAAGCGGCAAACTTGCTGCAATTTATCATACTCACCCAACTTCAACAGAACAAGAATCCACTTTTGATCGATTTAACTGTGAGAATTCTTGCATTCCTTACGTTATTTACAGCAAAGAAACTAAAAATTTTAATTTGTTGATCCCTAAGAAGCCGCATGTAAAACAAGATTACATTGATATATTAAAGAAAAAATATGACTAATGTATATTTATACGGAGAGTTGAGAAACAAATTTGGCGAAGAGTTTAAATTTAATATAAATTCTGCAAAGGAAGCTTTGCTCGCAATCAATGCTAACAAAAGGGGCTTTTTAGACGAAATAAAAAAATTAGAAATGAAAGGCATTCATTACCGAATGGTAATTGATGACTGTGTTGTTCAACACCCCAAAGAGGCGGAAGTTCAAAAAACTCCAAATGAAATTCATATAGTTCCTATCGTTTGGGGAGCGGGTAAAAATGGTATGGCGATAGGAATGATTGTAGTGGGATTGGCGTTAGTGGCTATGACAGGAGGGTTAGGAAGCGGATTAGCGCTTGGGTATTTTTCCACCGCTGCTGCTGGCAGCACTGCGGCTGCGTTAGGAACAACATTAGGAATGATTGGCGCATCTATAGCTGTTCAAGGAGTAATGTCTTTATTAACGCCTAAACCAAAAGCAGACTTTAATCAAGAAGTGCAAGCTGGCGGCAAATCTTATCTATTCGGAAACAAGCCAGCGAACGCTTCTCAAGGCCAAGCAGTTCCAGTTGGGTACGGCAGACTAAAGATTGGAAGCTCGCAAATAAGCGCCAGCACAAATCACCACGCTTTAGCAACTGATATTAAACAGTTAATGACTCCTGTGGACAAACCGATCAACGAATACATTGAATTGGTTTCTGAAGATGAAGCTTCGCCAGCCGGATCAGTAGAAGACATGTTCAGCAGCAATCAAGCTGTTGACATGGACGACACTACTACATTTTACACTGTTAATGTACTCAACTCTTACATTGATATCGTTACGAACAGCGCAAATAAAGTTTTTTCAAATCCCGTTGAAGTTGTTGTTACTAAAAATCGCGACATAGTTTCTAATCCAGACTTAACAACTTATGACGAAAACATAACTTATGAGTGGGAAGAGTTAACTAATGACAGTTCAAAAGGACAAGTTTATATTGAAAATCCATACGCGCTAAAGTCTGGATTACTTGCTCGCTCTTATCACGCTCCAGATTGGAGATCTCAATCTGAATTGGGAAATTTAAAAAGCAACAATCCAGCGTATTTTCAAAAATATTCACAAAATGATTTGGTAAAATTTGGCCCATCTCAATTTGAGAAATTAAATTTCGCAACTTGGGATAGTGGTTATAATTATTTTAGTGGGGAACTGGTAGATTATCCAACGGGCAATGAAACTAAAACATATTTCCAAGCTAAAGTATTTCCCGGAGCAACAAATACAGGATTTTCCGGCTTAACTCCAACAGGCGTTGGAGACTCGATAAGAAGCGATTATTGGAGAAAAATATTACCTCCAAATTTTGAATATTTATACAAATGCTTGCTTGCGGGTGGCATTTCTGGACATTTGCCAACAACGGGAGCAAAGGACGCGAACGGAGGACCGCTTGCGGAGTCAAATATTTGGGCCAGAATAGAGAGCCCCACCACTTCTGGGGAAATGGAATTGTTATTTACTGGAGGGTTCCCTGCATATCAAGATGAAAATCAATACTCAGGCGTGTTAGATGTTGTTCGCCTCAACGAGCAAACTTTAAATGGCGTTAGTGCGAATGTAGACAACTACGGAATGGAATTTGTAGGATACTTTTACGTACCCACCTTAACGAAAAATTTGTATGAAATCGGCACAGCAACAGGTTTGTACGAAATTATAAAAATTGGAAATACAGGTCAATGGAGCGGTGTTGGTTTTACTGGTCTTAGCGGAGTGGCTTTAACGCCTAGAATTGGGTCAACATTTTATAAAAACGCCACTCAAGCGTCGGAGGACGGTAAAGTTATGCAAGTTCAAGCCTATCAATTTAAACTTGATTCTGACGATGCTTCTGATTTGTATATAGATTCTACTTTAGCTAGTAGTTACTACAGCGGACATGGAATGTTCTCTGGGTTTGCAGATCCATTCAATCCCACCCAACAGCAAATACAAAATCTCAACTCTTCCACTACGACTCTTTATCTAACAGCTGGTTATCACAGATTGTATGCTAGGTATCAAGATTTAAGAGGTGGGGATGGTATAACTATTTATTACAGGTACGATACAAATAGAGACGATGTGTTTTCTGAGTGGGCAACAGTTCCAAAAGGAAGATTTTTTTACGCTGCTTCTGATATGTTAGTCCCTAAAAATCAAAAATTTGCGGACGTTGGCAAGAGAATAATTCCCCGAGCTAACATGGTTCTTAATGAAGAGTATAAAATATTTGCTGATGGCGGCACAAATTGGACATCAATTGGCGCAGCCCCATCCGAAAGTAACGGAACCGTCGCAGCGGGCAAAACTCTTTTTGTTAAAACCTC